GTATATATAGTACTAGTGTATAGCTATATAGTTTTCTGGACCATATGTTACCTTGTTACTGTTACCTGCCACAATAAAATGTACACACTTCCAACTTTATGATTACAATCCGCACATGACTACAAAGACACAATCTGAGAACGGTAAGTTCTTGGGCCGTCCGACTAAGTACGACCCTGCATACTGCGAGCAAATTGCAGCACTTGGCAAAGAGGGCTTATCGCGTTGGCAAATCGCATCAAAGCTTAACATCGGGTGGCGCAATCTCCAAAACTGGGAAGGCGCACACGACGATTTTCGGGCTGCATTGGAAGAAGCACGACTTGATGCGCTGTGTCACTGGGAAGAACTCGCACAGAGTCACATGGTTGAGAACCCCGGCGGGCCGAGACTCAACACTGGGTTGTGGAGTCGTAGTATGTCGGCACGCTTCCCTGATCAGTACCGCGAGAACTCCAAGCTCGAGGTTACAGGTAAGAATGACGGGCCCGTTCAAATCGACATGGTGCATGACTTTTCACAAGCCTTGTTGGATGATCTCCTAGCTACGCGCCAAGCCGATGCTAAGCCAAGCAAGAGCAAGTGAGTTCGCCGATCGGATCCGCAAGGGTCCTGATCTTAACCTCATGCTACCTGAGCGCAAAGCTGCGCACAAGGCTCGACAAGACTGGCTCAAGATAGCCAACGACCATCAGGTTCCACCACCCGGTAATTGGTGGCGCATATGGCTCTTGCTCGCAGGACGGGGCGCAGGCAAGACTCGTGCAGCTGCCGAGTGGCTGTGGTGGGAAGCATGGACTCACCCCAAGACTCGATGGCTTGTCTCCGCGCCTACATCGTCCGATGTTCGCGATGTCTGCTTCGAAGGCGACTCAGGTCTGATGACCGTGATCCCGGATGAGCTGATTGACCACTACACGCGGTCGCTGCATGAGATAGTCCTCATCAACGGCACGCTGATCAAAGGCATCCCTGCTTCAGAGCCATCACGATTCCGAGGTCCGCAGTTCCACGGAGGCTGGTTCGACGAGCTGGCTGCATGGGATTACCTTGACGACTCTTGGAACATGATTCAGTTCGGTATGCGCTTAGGTCAGAAGCCCCTGATGCTATGCACCACAACGCCTAAGCCCAAGCCATTGATCGTGGATCTGGTGAACAGAGATGGGGAGGATGTGATATGTACCAAGGCCAGCACGTACGACAACATCCACAACCTCGCCCCATCGTTCCAAGCGCAGATCCTGCAGTACGAAGGCACGAAGCTCGGACGCCAAGAGATCTACGCCGAGATTCTAGATCCTGAAGAGGCCGGCATCATCAAGCGTGATTGGTTTAAGCTGTGGGACAACGAGAAGCCACTGCCTAGATTTGAGTACGTGCTTCAGTCTTATGACTGCGCAACCAGTGACAAGACCAAGAATGACCCGACGGCCTGCACGGTGTGGGGTATCTTCAGGCCAAGTCCCGACAAAGCTATGAGTGTCATGCTCATTGATTGCTGGGAGGAATACATGCAATATCCTGAGCTGCGACCCAAGGTGATCGAGGAGTCCACCGCCATTTACGGTGATGAGAACGAGTTTGGTCACGGGAAAAAGGTAGACATGATCCTGATCGAGGACAAGTCAGCCGGCACGCAGCTTATCCAAGATCTGCAACGCGCAGGTCTGCCTGTAAGGAGCTACAATCCTGGAAACGCGGACAAGACTACACGCCTTAACATCGTGGCTCCCATCATCGCCAAGGGCCGAGTCTACATTCCCGAGTCCTCGGTCAACGCGGGCATGGCTCGTGATTGGGCCGAGCCTTTGATCAGCCAGCTATGCGCCTTCCCCGAAGTCCGGCACGACGACTTGGTAGACTCCACATCTCAAGCTTTAAGGCTTTTGCGAGACTTAGGGTTAATTTCCATCGACCCGGTATACAATCCGGATGACGACTACGAAGAAGATCGTCCAAGGAGGGTAAACCCATATGCAGTATGACGAAGAACTGGCCCGTATGCGAGCACAGATGCTTGCTAAAGAAGAGGAAGAGCCTCCTGTCTTTGACGACGGCGCTCGATTTTTAGGCCAAGACCCCAACATGATGCAGGTTGGCTTATTCGGTCGACCAAAGAAGCCGGTAGCCCCACCAACCGCACCTCCAGTTAACTTACAACGGCGATCGATCTTAGGCCTTACGCCTTTGCCTGCTGAACTGCCTGCTGTGATTCCCCCATCGACGCCAAGACCTACGCCTCAGCAAATCGAACAAGCAGTTCCACAGCAACAGCCTACGACACCTGCGCCAAGTGCAGCACCGTCATCCGCACCAAGCGCAAGTCCGCTTCAGGCTTTGGCAGACAAGGCACTAAACGCGCCAATGTCAAGACGCGATGTACTAAAGCGCGCAGGCCAAGCAGCATTGCAACAAGTTGTACCAATGCCTAGCGTTACAGACGTCATACCTCAGGTTATGTCGCCTTTGGCCGAGGTTGCAAAAGCTGCGCCCGCGTTTGATAAGAACGCAATCATTGGCGCTGTGTCTTCGTTCTTAACAGACAGAATGGGTAGCACAACAGAAGAGCTAGGCAAGGAGTTGTCAAAGCGTGGTGTGTATGACTATGACCCAGACAATCCTATAACTGCATGGGAATACGCGCAATACGGCGATGATACGCACGCAAATTATGAAGGCGATACAGCGCCTGACTTAAGTCAGACTTCAGGCCTCGCAACTTTGCGTGATAACTTCAATTTGAAAAAGTTGTCAGAGCATTCAGGCATTCCAATCGAAGAGCTTAAAAAGTATATTAGTGATGTTGAGTTACAAAGTCTGCCATTGCACATAGGTAATAGACAAGAAAGTCTTTCAGCAATTATGGAAGACGGTCGCCCTAAAGAGGCGTATCGCATGACTGCATTGGAAGAGCTTGAGCCTATAAATGACTACATAAGAAAATCAGCCACAGAGTTATTTGGCACGCAAAAATCTTTTGATGAAGATGAGCGTTGGGAAATTGCAAATCATGCACAGGGGTTAGCGTATGATGACTACGTGCGTAAGACAATAAACAACGTTGCAATGCCTGAGTACCAATTTCATGATGAGATCTTGTATAAGGCAGGAAAAGACTGGCTTGATGACTCATTGTCTAATGTGTTTGACCAAGGCCTTGAGTACAGCGGCTACGGATTTGACGACTTTTACGAGCGTATGGACGATGCGCTTAAACCAAAGCGTGCGCCAAAACCAAAAGCAGAAAAACCAAAAGCAGCAAAACCTAAGTCTAAGGGCAAATAATTATGTATGAAGTACCATTTGGCGAAGAAGGTGGTAGCGGTGACTTAGACAAGATGCGATTGGCTTTGGCCAAGCAAAATAAGCCTGCGCCTACGCCGCCGTCTGCAGCTTCGCAGATCCCAGGGTATGGCAAACCAGTCCCACCTGCGCAAACAAAGCCTGACCCCTTAGGCGCTGCAGCAGGTAACTTCACCGAGTTGGCAACCAAGTTCAATCCGCTGATGATGGCCAAGTCAATGCAGGAGTCTGTTCGCGCTCTTAACCCAGCAATCCCTGTTGCAGGCGCATGGGCTGACGTGGCGCAAAACATACAGACCGCTGGTGCTGAAGCCATGTATGACATACTTGGCGATCCGCAAGGCATTATGAAGATGCAGAAGAACTACGTGCCTGTTACTACAGGACGGTTCTACCAAGCACCTACAACGCCTGTAAGCAAAGAGTTTGAGTCAGACGTAATCAAGGCAATGGACGCGTCCAAGATGCCGGCAATGTGGCCTATGGCTCTGAATCAGCCAATTCGACCGCCAATTACCCCTAATGACGTCCGCGTTATGGGCGCTGAGGCCACGCGTGTAGGCAGGCAAGTCAAGGATATACCCACAGACTTTGTGAATGCGCAATCTGGTCTGCAGAAGCTAGACCCAATCACAGGTCAGCCAACGTACGGCGCCAAGCTTCAAGGCGTGGCTGATAGTGTTGGTGACATCATGGCGCAAAGAGAGATGCAAGGGCTGCCACCTATCCCTGGGCTTCCTGCTGCTATGCAGCCAACAAACCCCAAGCTGTACGCCATGCGACCTGCAGGGTCGAGGGTTACATCTGCTACGCTGCCTGCAACAGCAAAGCATGATGCTGCAACTTACACACCTGCGCGTGATCTTGTTCGCAGCGTCATTGACAGCTCAACAATTACGCCTGTGCAAGCATTGGATGAGATACAAAACAACATCTTGCGTAGGCCTGATACTGCGTCCGTGCGTAGAGCATTTGAGTCTTTTCTTAAAACAAAAGCTAATGAGATGTATCCTGATGCGCCATCTGAAGGCGCAGCGTTGTCAGCGTATAAAGCCAGATTCGGCGACAGAGAGGCGTCAGCCGCGCACACGTTAGGCTTGTATGATGAGTTCTTAAATACGCCTAATGGCATACAGTACAGAGCGGCGCTTGACTTGCCATCAGCTGATGAGCTGCCTGCAAGACACGAGGCTGCAGCTAATTGGCTTAACTCTCAGTTTACCAATTACCTTATTGAAAAGGTTGGCACGCCTAATGAGCCTGCAGCAAAGTTAGCAAGCCAAGGCTTAACGTTTTACCCGCCATCAGAAATATTTGATAGCGCAAACATGACAGGCTCCATGATTGGCGATAAGCGCACCGCAGCAGGTATGCCGGCCAAAACGCCAACTGACGAGGCATTGGCTGCAGCAGATCAGCAATTGGCTGACTTGGTACAACGCTCAGGAGGCGCAGCAACTCGTAAACGCGAACAAGAAGCTATTGCTCAGCAGCTAGGCTACGGCGCGGTTGACCCTAATACAGGCGTTGTGCCTGAAGGCATGAACCTTGGAAGGTATGAGCCTTTTGCGCAGGCGTCACGTGAGTCCGACAAGGCAAACGTTGCGTATAGAAAACAGCAAAAGGTGGTTGACAACTTGCGTTTAGGCGCTGCGTATGAGAATGCAACTGACAAGGCAATTCACGCGCCTACTGCCAAAGACTTAAAAGAAGAAATTGAGTACAGTGAGCGGCAGTTTTATCCTGCGTTAATGCAAACGCCTGATACTGAGCGTGCGTACATAGCAAACCCCGCGCAATTGCGCAATCTTGGCTTTGAAGATCTTGCAAAAAGCTTTTACAACGACGTCATGTCAGGTAAGATACATTTGGACAAAGTTCCTAAGATGACTGTTGAGAAGTACATACGTGATACTGCTGAAGGTCGAATTGCTGAAGAAAAGCTTGCGCAAGTTAAGGAGAAGCAATTCAAGACTGATGCTGATAACCAGTTTGCACGAACTGCTGCGTTGTATATTCCAAATGACAAAGTCTTTGGCAACGTTGGCGCGTTGGAGATCACCAATCGCTTTACGCCTGAGCAGGTTGCGCAGTTGGTAAGTGAAGACACCTTGGCGTTGGACGTCTGTATTGGTGAAGGCGGCAATGTTAGCGACAAGCCAAACCCTTGGCACCCAGGAACCGGCAATCGTCAGTACATTCCAATTTATAACATTGTTACGGGTCAGCGTGACCCGGATGCAACCAGCCCAAGAGGGGCATACATTAACGCCGTTGCGACTGGCTCGCAAATGGTTAGCTTTAGAGATACCGTAACTGGTGAGCCTGTTGCTATTTTTGACTTTAACCCTAGCTCATCTGGTAATAGCAAATACGATATTAACTTTGCGTCAGGCCGTAAGAACGGTGAAGTCAAGCCTGAGTACGTTGAAGGCATCAAGTCTTACCTAAACAGCCGTGAAGGCTCAATTCGCGGTGTTAGCGATAAGATGACTGAGAACCTAGGTATCTACGATAGCAAGCGCATGACAAATCGTGGGCTGTCTGCTGTTGTTAACATGCCTGTATCGCAGTTTGAAAAGTATGATCTATCTGGCATGCCAAGGTTTGTTACACACGATGATGTGCATAATTACATTGACGCAATAAAAGCCACTGAGCCGCAAGTTCCGGTACCTGCAGTCTTGTCGCAAAGACCTAGTGAAAGCTTAGAGGCGTATCTTACTGGCGCGGTGTCATCGGCGGTTGACAATGTGTTGGACTCACAAAGACGAGCGTTTGACGAAGCAGGAGAGAGTAACAATTTTATTCGAGCTGAGACATTCTTTGCCGGCATACGCAATGACTTTAACGAAGCTCTTGCTATGGAACGTTTTCCAGCTTCGGCACTAGAAGGTATTACACAACGATTGTATGACCTAGAGTCTCAGTATGCCAATAGTAATCGCGTAGCTGATAACACAATTGCTGAAGGTATTCAAGACCTGATTAGCGACTTGAATGGGCATGCTGAATATGCGCGTACACGCCAAGCTGCTGAGGCAGGGCAACAACCACGTGCGGCAATTGATCGTGTTGAGCGTGGTGACCTAATGCCTAACATGAGCGCAGACGAGTTGCTTGCGCAATACCGCAATCGGTTAACGACGGATCAAGCGCAATGGCTTGAAGATTTTGGTACTCGTTGGGACGCTGATGTTGATGACTCACCCGCTGGGCAAGGCATTCAAGCTGAAATGACTGCTGCATTTGCGTATTGGCGAGATAATAATACTCTACTGCCTGAAGGAAGACCTGACTACTTACGTATGATGCATGACGCGGCGTTGACGCTTGATAGGGAATGGGGCGCGCAAAATGGAGATGTAGTACGTGCTGCTTTGCGTTTTATTACAGAAGGCCAAGGCGACATTGATGGTCCGCTTGACCCCGCAAATGACACCGATGCGTTCATTCGCGCTCTACGCCAACAGGCAAACGCAGCAGTTAACGGTAGCGCAGAGAGAGTGTTGAATGAGCTGGCTGATCAAATGGAAAGCGCGTACATGCGTGATTGGGAGCCCGCTGATGAGCAACCACCTGCGCGTCGACCTCAGCCGTTTGACTTTGAAAATTATGTGGATACAGCCGCTGAAGAGCTGAGTATCCTAAGTGATGCCATTGCTCGTCGCTATGCATCAATTGCACGCGGCGTAGCTGCGCGGTACAGCCCACTGACAGACCCTGTAGGCTACGCTAATGCATTGCGCGCAGCAAGTGTGGATGTTGCGCATGCCACTACTGGGCGTGAGTTACGCAGATTAGCTGACCAAGTTGAGGCAACTGCACCACCTGCTCCAGCAGTACAGGCACCTGTGCCGCCGTTCGACTGGGTTGGCGCAGTAGATAGCATTTCTGACGATACAGCTACAAATTTTGGGCCTGTTATTGCTGATCGATTTGACACCATCGCGCACCGTGTTGCGGAAAACCATAACCCACGACTAGACCCTGCAGGCTATGCTAGCGCTTTACGCGCAGTGGATCCTGCACTTGAGCATGAAGCAGTAATAACTGGGCTACGACAACTGGCTTTGGCAATTGAGGCTGACCCTGCAGCACAACCACGTGCCGCAGATCTTGATAATCAGCGCAATGATCGCGTAATTGAAGTTGAGAACATGCTTAATGATCCGGACTCATCGCCTGAAGACTTACGCAGGATAGCAAATAACTTAGGGAATCCATTAACGCGTGATGCTAATAATTACTGGATCTCTTTAGGCGCAGATGAGCGTCTTGCTTTTGCACAGCAACTTAGCCAACGCGCCAATTACATTGAGTTTAACTCTCGTGATTTTGCGCAGCGTCTTATAGATGAAGAAGGTCCAGAGCATTACGACGACGCAATCACGCTATTAAGTAATAACGACTATGATCATGAGACATTACGCGGACTGCCTGCAATAGAGCGCGCACGTTCAGCACAAGCAACTGCTCTTGAAATGCAGTGGTTATTACAAGAGCAGCAACTTAGAACGCTTAACCCTAATGGCGTACCTGCTGCGCCTGTTGACGTTACGCCTGCTGAGCGAAATGACGCGTATGATATTGCCACGACTTTGGATGAGTCTTACTATCAAGGCGCAGACTCTCCACAACAAGCATTGGCTATGGTTAACTACCATCTTAGCCTGTTACGTGATTCACCTACTGCCGCGTTTGACGCCATTTTAAATCGTGATGTGCGTACACTTGCGACAGGTGAAACGTTTACGTACTCACCTGCACTCATACAGGCTTTGATTACTGAGCTTGAGCTTATTTACACTACGTATCGTGATAGAATTGCAGGTGGCAACGCCAATGGCGGACCAGTTCGTGGTTACCAAAAAGGCGGGACTGTTAAAAAGCCTGAAGTCAAGACACCGTATCTGTTCAGTGTCCCGACTTACTCGGAGACTGTAGCCTATGAGATGTACCCCGGCCAGCTGGGGCAGAATGACCAGCGGGACGCTGCAAGGCACATGTTGGCAGCAGGCACGCTTTCACGTAAGTATGGACCTAAGACTGCTGAGTTCCTAGGTAAAGCTCACGAGTTCACGACTTCTCCACTCCAATCCGTTAAATCCATGTTCACAGGTAAAATGCCTGCTGACTATGGTATGGATACTCACAATAATCGTTTTGGTGCACAGCTGGGGCAACGTGCCAAGTCTCAGGCCGAGCTGGAAGATCTTATACAAGAAGAAGCCGAGCGTGCATCTCGTACACAAACTCAGGATAAAGCCTTCATCAAAAAGGCAAACGGTGGTATAGTGCAAGAAAATCCGACTACCGATCAAATGCGATACGCCC